GGCGATACCAAGATGCAGAACTTTAATATTCACCAAGGTGTTAATATTCTGAACATAAAAAAGTTAATGAGTACGTGTAAGAAAGTTGAGGCCAAGAACCGAGAGTTCCAATGCAAGCTCCTTTAAAATTCAAAATACTTATCATTTGCTGGGCTATGTTGAAAACGATGAAGTGGTTGGTCGTAATCCCAGACATAGCAAACGTACTACAATCGAATATAATGATTCATTAGATTTATTCTTCTTCGTAGATATCTCTTGCATGTAGATATCTTAACTCAAGGGTGGCCTCCCGACTGGCAACTGATAAGTGCGTTGAATGTTATCGTTCTTCATGAGTAGATCTGTAGGCTGTGCATACAAATTAGGGCCTCGTTGAGCAGGTCTACTCGTATAGAATTGTAATTAAAAAACTATGGCAAAAAAAGTAATTTCATTAAAGCTCGGCAAAAAGCCAATTGAGATAAGGGCTAATGCAAGTGGTTACCAGATAGCATTTTTAAGGACAAACTCAAAAACTGGAGAAATTGAGGATGGAGAGAAGTGGTACTTCAGTTCTTTCGCTAATTGCGTTCAAGAACTATACGAGGTTTCGTGCAGGATAAAGTTAGTTAGTAAGAACATAAAAACCATGCACGATATCGGAGCTGCTATGTTAGACGAAAAGGAGCGGATAAGAAAAATCATTGAACCGTTTGAGTTGTTAAGCAAAAAACTATGAGAAATTCTAATCTAATAATAATGTTCCTACTCGCCATCTTCTGCCTATCGATCTGGCTTAACTGGATTGGCTGGGGATTGTGGTGGGCTTTGAGGGGAAGCTGTATAATAAATTAATCAATTAACTAAATTATCATGGCAAAAAATGTGCTCGTAAAACTTATAATGGGTGCTGTTAGTAATGGGTATAAACAGGGGTTTTTGGATGGTTATATTATCGCAGGAGGAAACGAGGACGACGTGGACGTTATCATAGAAAAGACAGTTGAATCAGCTATTAAAAAAACGCAAAAAGAGTTTTTAAAGAAAAATGAAACATAAATGTAAACATTGTCAGTTTTACCGCAAGGAAACGCCAGAGTGTCTTAAGATTTGTATCCGAAGTTATCATGATCGTCTCAGGGAGTTCAAGTATAACCGGTCGGCTTTTCACAGTATGTTGCATGCGGATCTAAGGGCTAATAAGCGAGGGAGGTGCAAACATTTTATTCGTGATTGCTATATAGCATTTTGGAGGAGGTAAATTTATGAAAAAGATAAATTACAGATTTGAGAACGTAATTTGCGATCGAGTCGTGGATGGAGACACTATCGACTGCATCATCGACTTCGGGTTCGATCTCGTCAAAAAGGAGAGGTTCAGACTTAACCGGATCAATGCTCCCGAGACGAGGGGCAAGGAGAAGGAGAGAGGTTTAATTTCTAAGAAGTTTTTGAAGGAATTGATCGAGGGTAAGTCAGTAATTATAGAAACACAGAAGAAAGGGAAGTATGGTCGATATTTGTGTGAGCTGTATTTTGACAAGGTGAATGTTAACGATTTCCTTGTCGATCAGGAAATGGCTGAGTATAAGGAATACTGAGATGAAAGAAACTAAAGTTATCTTCACAAGCACAGTAAAAAATTATAACTTCGAAGAAGTAGATATATTTTTAAGAGTTAAGGGTAGGCTTCCTACAAAAAAGGGAGACGGACTAACTCAAGAGATATTGGATGAGTATTGCGATAAGTTTGACAAAGAGGAGTTGATACAAGGAATGGTTCCTCTCATGGTAATGTATGATCTAATTAAACGTGGGGAAATAAAAGCCAACAAGTAATCTAACCAACAATGGAACGAACCATACCTCGTTATATTCAGATCAAGGGATCCTCTAAAAGGAAGAAGAAAATTTGTAGTAATTGTGGTAAGCCATACCTTTTCAAATATGAAACATACAAAGACAAATGGGGAAAAACAAGATGCCGACACGATCAACTCTAAGGATAAGAACATCTGTCCTATCTGCGGAGTTAAGGTTCGTGTTACTGAGCCCGACAATGGTGGTAGCGTTGTTCATAAGGGCTTTCGCTATCATTTTAACTGTTACTTTAACAGGGGTGTGGACAAGTCTAGTTGACCGAGTTGTCTTTTCATGCTAACATGGAATTAGTTCGATAATAATTTGTTAAGTAACATTCATGGAAATCATATTAATATTGGCGTGGGTGGGTTTGGGGTTTTGGGGAGCCCACATAGCTAAGAATAGGAATAGGAGTCAGGTCGCATGGGGAATCATTTGTGCAATGTTTGGATTGCTCGCAGTTCTGTTAGTGTCATTGTTACCAGCATTAGATGAGAATGGTGACTTCTGCAAAAGTTATTGGAAGGGAATAAAACAATGAAAAGAAATCCTAATCTATTTTTCGAGGAGTCAGAACCAAGCCAGCACATTTGGTTCGTCATATCAATCATTGTCGTTATAGATGTTTTAATCTATTTAATTTCTAAGTAGTAAATTAACTTAGTAGTGTATAATTATGAAAATCGTTTTAAAAGCATTCCAAGGAAAACTAACAGGAATAATGGAAATTCCAGAAGGAATGGGTCCAAGGTTTAAATTGGCAATGACTCAGCCGATTAGCGTGAACTTGCGGGATGAAAAAATGAATAGCTCTCCGATAAATACTATCTGCGAATTTGAATGGACTGGTGGGATTTTTAGTGAGGAGGGGCATGATTGGGATGGGGCGAGAGAGTATGTTCTTGTAGGCATTGCTTAATGCCCCCACGTCCCCACCAAATAGTAAATTAACTTAGTAATATATAACTATGACAAAATCTAATAAACATATCGAAAAGAATTTTCTAAAAATAAACAAAATGGAACAGCTCTTTTCAAAATATGAAAATGAGTTTATTCAACTGCAGGTTTCTAAAACTCAAACAGAACTTATATATTTAATAGATGAAGTTCTTAATATTTTAGATCTAGGAGATCCAAGACACCCAAAAGGTCATGAACTAGGTTTTGAGTCATGGGGCAGTGATAAAATAATATCAGCGAGAGAGAAACTTGCAAGATATTCAGAGACCCTTGGTGAATTCATTTATTATCATGAGTCTCGTTCAGATTTTGCTTATATCTGGAGAAAAGGGGCATATGCATCAGATTGGTTACCTTTAAAATCAAAGTTAGAACATGAACTTACAAAGGTCACGAATCCTGAAGTTGAAAGTGAGTTGACTAAAAGATATTTAGCTGAACAATATTATTCAATGTTCCATAGAAGAAGAGCAGATTTTCTAATGAGAAAAATGGATGCAATTAATCGTATGATAAGAACGTTGGATCATCGTCTTAGAGAGATTGGTCGTCAACAATTCCTCCCTCAGGAGCCTCATTATACACCTCCTAAAGATGATCAATAGTGCATGGCGTTTACATGTCGACTAAAGTATGGTATAATTATCATAATCAAAAAATAACTTATTTATATGAAAATATTAACACTGAAAAAACTAAAAGACATGAATTCTGGCATATTCACACAAGGTGAAACGATTGACAGTCCAATAGGTGCAAATATGGCAAACACAGGCAACATGATTAAATGGGTAGCGGTCAGAGGTATTATTCATGATTGGGCTATTTATACAGATAATCCATATAGCCCACAGCTAACTTTTCAAGGAGTGAGGGATATGGGAGATAAAATACATGATAGAGAAACTGTTAAAAGATTAGTTCCTTGTGATAATGAAGCTTTAAAAATGTATAGAGATTAACTTAGTACTATGACTAGAAAAGAAGTAGAAACAAAAATTTTCAATACAATATATCAATGGGGTAGAGTTGGTATCGTGACAGACGAAAAATGTAATACATTTCAAAGATTTTTTAAAGAATATCGTCGACAAACACTTGGGGACGTTGACAACATTATTTGCAAATTATTAAAAGAGTTTGCTAATACACCATTAGATAAAAGGGAACATGGATGGGCTTGGATGCTAAAGGTCAGAGAAGAAATTAAGCAACTTAAATAGCAAATTAACTTAGTAATATGACAACGGCAAAAGAATGGAGAGAATTTTATAAAAACCCTGGGGCAATAGCAACTTGTATGTCACCTAAATGGCTTTTAGAAGGATGCCCAAAGTGTGGTAATAAAACGTGGGAAGTTACTTCTGATTGTTGGGCATATTGTAAAAAATGTAGCAAGGGATATTCAACAGATTTTCCTTTTACCAAATCAGGCGAACTTGTCAGTAGTCTCACCAAATAGTAAATTAACTTAGTAATATATAATTATGCCTGAGGACTTAATAACAATGGGAAGGAGTTTGAGACTCGAGAAAAGTGGAGAATATTTCATAATACGTGACGAGCATTCTAATGAGGTCAGAATGTTGAGTCGTGACTTTCTTTATTTAGTTGTTCCCTTTCTTTCAGAGAAGAGAAACAACAGACAATGGTATCAGTTTTGGAAATAGAAAGTTATCAACAAGCGGTGACCTATTGACAGGATTATAACGATCTGATAAAATAAGGGTACAATGATTAAATTGTGCTTACACATCTTGTCAGATGTTAAACTTAAAGGCTTTTTATTTTACCCCGCCAACTAATGGCGGTTTTTTATTATGATAACGATTTGCAAACAATGTAAGGTTCCTGTCGAAGATCGTGGCGTGGCTCATGACTCCCATTTCCATTGTCCTAAGTGCGGAAAAGTTCTGTTCCAAAACAGTGGCCAAGGAGGATTAGAAATTGAAGAGATAAAACTTTCAGTAGAAGCTCAGGCATTATACGATCGGATCGAGATGATCATGGATGGGCTAATCGAAAGGATAGATACGATAGAGGGACATTTAAACTTAAATTGAGTAGGTGTTATGTGTCGGGTCGCTTAAACGAATGCTACACAAGCGATACTGATGCGATGAAATTATGGCTAAAAACGACAAAAAGGAATTAACGGTTAAGCAAGAAGCATTTTGTCAAGTATATGCTACTGATCGAGATTGTTTTGGTAATGGAACGCAGGCATACATAAAGGTTTACGACTCAAAGAAACATCCAGTCACTTATAAATCTGCGAGACAGCTGGCTTATATGCTCTTGACGAACGTTGACATAACTGCTCGAATCAGAGAATTGATTGACGTGTATCTCTCGGAGGAAGTAGTCGATAAAGAAATGGCATCGGTTGTCCTACAATCTGGTGACTTAGGAGCAAAAATGGCAGCTATTAGAGAGTTCAATAAACTCAAAGGCAGGCTCGCAGACGACAAATCAACTGTAACACACCAACTTGACTTTACCCCAGAACAACTTAATGAGTTCATCAGACGTCGCACGGGCGGCTCGGGCGCTGACAACAGGAGCGAGGGAAAAGCTGATTGACTTTGCTATAGCGACAGACAAGTCTTATAAGGTCGGCTGGCATCACGAAGTCATCGCATCAAAGCTCCAAGAGGCATATCAAAAGGTCATACGAGGCGAACGAGCGCGTATCATTCTCGAGATACCTCCAAGGCATGGCAAAAGTGAACTTGCTTCTATAAAGTTTCCTGCTTGGGTGTTGGGCAAAAGCCCGGAGTTCCCTGTTATTCTTACAAGTTATGCTCAGGACTTAGCTGTTGACTTTGGCTCGGCTACTCGTGATCTAATGAATAGCGCGAGTTATCAGGCAATCTTCAAAACAAGGCTCAAGTCTGACTCGAAAGCCAAAGCAAAATGGAACACCGAAGAGGGTGGCGGTTATGTAGCTGCTGGTGTAGGTGGACCAATTACAGGCAAAGGATTCAAGATCGGCATAGTCGATGACTCATTTAAGAACAGAGAAGAAGCTGACAGTGAGACGATCCGTGAGAGTCGATGGAAGTGGTACCGATCAACATTTATTACAAGAGAAGATGGCAATGGTGCAATTATAGTCATCGCTACAAGATGGCATGATGGCGATCTAATAGGAAAGATTCTTGCCAGTCCAACTGCTGGTGATTGGGAAGTGATCAAGATGCCTGCTATTGCTGAAGAGGATGAGACGTATCGCAAACAAGGTGATGCTCTCTGGCCTTACCGATTCCCGTTAGAGGTTTTAAATAAAAGAAAGGCTGACATGGGACCTTATGAGTTCTCATCTCAGTTTCAACAGAACCCAGTAGACGAAGCCAGTCGTGAGTTCAAGCAGCACTGGTTCAAATCAAGGTCGTTAGAAGAGGTTCTGAAGCTTAGTACAAGGCGATTCGTGACAATAGATGCCGCTTGGGCACTTAAAGACAAATCTGACTTCATAGGTATCGCTATTAATTACGTAGACAATGAGAATAATTGGAACCTCAACGCCTACCATGTCAAGTGCAACTCGATGGAATTGATTAAGCTGATGTTCAAGATCAATGAAGATGTTCAGCCTGAGAAGTTTGGCATAGAGGAAGGTGCTTACGAGCGAGCAATCAAGCCATTCCTCGATGACGAAATGAAGAAGCGAGGCAAGTTCTTCGAAGTAATGACACTTAAACACGAGGGACAAGCCAAGCCAATTCGCATTAGGGGTCTTATTCCTCGCTATAGTTCCGGCTCAATCTATCATCTCGACAAACAATGCGCTGATCTCGAGTTAGAAGCTGCGAGATTTCCCAAAGGCATTCACGACGATACCTTAGATGCTGTTGCTTATCAGCTACAGGTAGCCGAGGCTCCTGTCTTAAGCGATGTGGAGGATGTGCTACGGATAGCTCAAAATCGTAAAGAAAACATGAGTAACGAATTATTATGACCAATCAACCAACTCAAGACTTCTCCGACATAATGGAAGATTACAACGATCCCGACAAGCAACAAGAGAAGCGTTTAAAGAGGAAGCGAAAACAAAACGTAGAGGACACTAAAGAAGATTTAGGCATAAACTAAACTATGACAATATTCACAACATTCGAAAACGAAATCAACAGCTATCTTAATGGTTCTGTTAACGTTTCAGAGGGCTATCGGTTCTCTCAACACCAGATCATCAAGAGGACTGCTATTTATGCTAACAACATTTATCCAAAGGGTAAGCTCGACTCTCAGGGCAATTATAAGTATTGGTTCGACATTTCTGCTCCTCGCATAGACGCCGAAGTCAAGAACATTGATTTCGACATGAAGGATGTTCTCGCTTACATTGATCCGCCAACAAAGGAGACTGAAATACCTTTATTCTTCGTTAATGCATCGATGAAGCAATGGATGCATGACTCAGGACAGTCAGATCGTATCAACGAAGCTGTCGAGCAAGGTGCTGGATGGGGTAACGTTGTATGGAAAGAAGTAGATGGCGATTATGAGATGAAGGATTTAAAGAATTTATATATTATTAACCAGACCGCCAAAACGCTTAACGACACTCCTGTTATCGAGAGAGAAATCTACACTCAGTCTGAAATGCGTGCTAATAAGGGCGCGTGGAACGACAACTTAGAGGAAGCGATTAAGAGTTGTGGTTCTAAAGGCTTTGCCGAGACCGAAGAGTCTATCGTGGAAGAGAAAGAAAATCCTTACTACGAGGTCTACGAGAGAAATGGGGAAGTTAGTGAAGCTCAGTTGTTCGAGGCACAAGACAACGGCAAAGAGGGCAAGGACGACAAGTATGTTCTCGCTAAGATTATCATTATAGGTATCGGACAGGCTCAAAAGGGTGAGAAGTTAGTCCTTTATGCTGAGGAGATAAGCGAAATGCCTTACCGAGAGTACCACAGAGGAAGATATACAGGCACATGGCTCAGAAAAGGGCTTTATTGGATCTTGTTCGACATTCAAACTCGAGCCAATGAGATTGGTAATCAAATATCTGTTGGGCTTAAGTATGCATCTAAGCTATTACTCGCATCACCTGACCGTCTGATCGTTCAGAATGCAATGACGGATATGCAAAATGGTGAGATTATTAAAGCAAAAGAACTTAAACAAGTTGACCTACGGATGCATGCAATGGACCAGCTTATCGCTGATTGGAATAGGCTAATGGAACTCGCAGATAGACTTTGCAACTCATACGAGGTCGTACAGGGGCAGTCAATGCCAGCTGGCACTCCATTCAGACTCGGTGCAATGATGAATGACAATGCTAATAAGTTATACGACTTCATCAGAGAGAAGCTTAGTTCATCGCTCGGGCAGGTAATAAACGATTTTGTCTTACCTGACTTACTTCACGACTTAAAAGTAAAAGACGTTTTCAACTTAACAAGTAACACCGAATACCTCGAAAGGTATTATCAAATGGTCGTTCAAGGATGGTACAGGCGCAATCTTGTAGCTATCGGACCACATAATCAGGAGCAAGCGATGGCTATTATGACCGAGAAGTTGCTCGAACTACGCAAAAGACCAATCGCATTGGTTAAGAACACCAAGAAGATGTGGGAAGATTTCGCTCCACAAATTAGAGTCGTTATCTCAGGCGAGAACGTGAAGATGAGGGCAGACCTCGAGACAGTGCGTTCATTTGCCGAGATAGAGATGGATCCAGTTAGAAGAACCGGATTGATCGAGATGGGCATGAGGATGAAAGGATTGATAATTGCTGACTTACCTAAGACGGAGCAACCTCAAGCACCAGTGCAAGCAGAGCAACAAACACAACCAAAGGCGACTCAACCCGCTAATCAACAAGTTAATAACTTAGAATAATACAATGATAGGTAGACACAAAAAACTCAAATATCCTTCGAAGAAGCCAAAAGCCACTCCTGTAGACGCAGGATTTAATGGATATAGGAGAACTCAAGAGGGCTTATTGGCGAAACTTAAGAAGGTTCATGGGGAAATCGCTCCATCACCTGCGCAGATACTGGCACTCTCGGCACTTAGAATCGAGTATCCAAAGGAAATGCGCAAGTTAGAGATTAAGTTCATGGTCAAGGAGATCGAAATTTACGAGAATAAATCGTTATCTTTACAATAATGGCACATAAAAAATACTTAGACCGAGAAGATCTTGCCGATCTTAGGAAACAGCAAGACTTTATTAAACAGCAAAAGTTCATCGTGATCGCATTAGAGCTTGCCAAAGGAACTTGGCTTCGCAATCACTACAACAAATACAAGATGGATCACGTTGAGAAATACGACGTTAATTGTGAAACAGGGCGAATAGTCCTCATAAAAAAAGATGCCAAAGATAGACCGAGAAAAGGTTAGAGCATTTCTTGATAGTGCTACTGGTGGAGATGTAAAGCAGTATTTGCTTAAGAAGTATTGGGACTTCGAGAAGCTTAGTAATGTTGACGACAGAGGAACTGCTGAAGCCCAAGCGATTGAAGTGAAAGCACACAAGAAAGCATCAAAGTTGTTAAAAGAAATACTTTCGGAAATATTAACTTGGGAGAAAACTCCTACTGGTCGAGATCCGAGAGACGAAACATTTGTGTTATAGGATAAAAAAATCATGGGACCAGACAAAAAAACTACACCCAAAACTGATAAGCCAGCAGAAACGCCAAAAGTTACTCCAAAAGTTACTTTAAAGGCTACTCCAAAGATTACGACAAAGGAAAAGGCTTATGCAATTTACGAAGCTAAAGGTACTCACATCATTACCTTTACGAGAAAAGTTCATGGTGAAGAATATGAGAAAGCTGCAAAGCATTTCGTTCATGTTCACAAGAGTAAAGGTTACTTTATTAAATAGTTAGATTTACGCTCGTTATAGAGCAAAAATTACGCCCAGTGGGCAAAATAACATGGAAATATCCAAAAATAAGGATGGTCAGGATCCTACCAAAAACCCTGACGGTACAGATGCCGATGCAAATATGGGAGGCGAAAATTCTCCTCCTCAGAAAACAGAGGCAGAGGTTAAGGCAGATCTTATTGATGAACTCGGGTTAGATGAAGACAAAGACGAAGTTCTTATCGATGATCTCGTTAACAAAGAAATGCGCTCGCAAAAAGCTTTCGGTAAACTTGTCTTTCAAAAGAGAGGTTGGAGACAGAAAGCACAGGCCAAAGAGGACGGAAAGAAAGACGGCAAACAATCCAAGGCTAAGTCTAAGAAGTCAGATAACTTCACCAAGGCTGACGTTGAGGAAATGTTCGCACAGAGGGAACTTGACTCTCTTGAGGTTAGTGAAAACCTCGAAAAAGAAATCAAGGCTTACGCCAAGCTCCAAAAGGTGTCTATTAAAAAAGCTTTTAACTCCGAATTCATCCAATTCCTTAAAACGAAAGAGGATAAGACGGGTAAAAACAGAAAGGCATCTCTCAAAAAAGGAGGAGGCAATCAGGCCGGAACAGACGATGACGATGCAAAAGGAATGGGCGACTTCGACTTGGCCACTAAATCTGGTCGTGTCGGATGGGCTAAGTACAAGAAAACACACGGAATGACTTAGTTATCTCGCTTAGTTAAAGTCTGTTTGGCCACTTAATTGTTAGTTTAATTTAAAACTTATGTCAAACAGCTTAACAGCTTTTAACCCGGAATACTGGGCTAATGAGATGCAACTCGTTCGTTATAAAGAGAATGTTGCTATCAAATTGGCTAATACGGAATTAAGAGCACTACTCAGTGATGGGGACACTGTGAACAAACCCTATAGGAGTGCACTCGGCATTCAAGACTATGTTAAGGGCACAGACATTGTTGTTGGAGACATCTCGAGCACCAATGAGTATTTGACGGTTGATACCATCAAAATCATTCCTTTCTATGTTGACGATCTTGATAAGATCCAAAACAAATGGGATGCAGCGAAGAAATTCGCTCAGGGCGCTCAAAGATTATTGAACAATAATCTCGATCAGGCAGTTATTGCGGA